CCGTCTGGTTGTAAATCTAATCTAAAAGTACCTAGTTTCCAACTCTGACTAGCTGCTGTATTTTCTATTTTCATAGCTACAGCTCTTGCTCTTGCACGTGTATCTACTTTTGTAGTTGATGAGGTAATATCAAATGGACCTAATGGTGAACCTGATTGTGCACTATTAGGATAATTTTTTAATTGTAATGTAATTCTAGTTGTTCCTGTTTGAGCTATAAAGTCTGGTACAAATCTTCTTATTTTCATTAAGAACTCACCATCTCCTCTAAATGTTGCAACACCTGTTTGTTGACCAGTAGATGATCTTGATTGTGTAATATCATAATCTCCAGATGAAATGTTTGCAGTAATTGCAGTTATTGTTCCGTTTTTATTTTGATCAGTGCCTATTTCGTGTTCATAGTAAGTTGTTATACCTTCTGTATTTCCAACAACATCAAATGAGGTATCTGTATCTGCATCATATTCAGTTGCGTGTGGAGTTCCAAATACAGCTGAGTCTCTCCACATAGTTCTAGATAAAGTCCCGTTTGTCCAGACAGGCCTTTGTGGCGAAGAATCAAAATAATTATATGCAACCATTCTGTTTACAACAGAAGATGTTGACGTTGGATAAAACCATATTACTTCTCCAAACAAATTATTTAATCCCGCAGAAATCATTTGATTTCCAGATGTTACATTTATATCATCGTAAACAAAGTCTTCTACTAAACACGGTAGTGATTCTAACTTACCAGCAAATCTAAAAAAACCATTCTCTGACATCCAATATGCAGCACCATCAACTTCAACACATGCGTTCTGTCCTATAAGTCCACAGTTAGTTCCAACTTGTGCAAAAGCAAATGTAAATGGCTGACCTACAAAACGTTGAGTGAATAACGCTGTGTCAGTCCAAACATAAAGTGCATCTCTACCACGAATAGCTCCTATGATCCGTGATCCGTCGGCCAGTCTTTGTGTACCAGCCGTATTGGTTGCTGTAGGTATATAAGTATTAATATCTTCTTGATCCGAGAATCTAATAAACATTTCATCTTGTGTTAATGGATCACCTATCGTTGTTTCTGTGCCATAAAATACTAAGTGTCTATCAGGAGTAGATACAACCATGTGACGTGATGATGTTGGTGCACCTGATATAATTGAAGCTCTTGTTGTTGTTGCATTTGACAATGAAGAATCCCATTCGAAACATGCACTGTTGTGTATTAAACAAATAGCTTTGTCACCAAAGTTATCTATTGACCACATACCAGGTTCAATAACTAAGTCACCAGATGCTGCTTCACCCCATGCAACATAATCAGTTGAGTTTGTAACTGTTGCACCATCACTGTGTGAAGACCTTGTTGAGTTTCTAACAGCTCTTGTAATACCTGTTAAAGTATTATCAGTAACACCAGTATAAGATATTTCTTCATTTCCAACTTGAATAAAATTTGTACCAGTGCTTGGAAATTGTGAAGCATCTGCTAAAACAATCGATGTACCTGAACCACCTGTTCCTGCTGTATCATCTAATAACGCTCCATTTAAAGTTGTTGTTACTGCTCCTGCAGCCTCCCCACCCCAAGATCCTAAACCCCAACCAAAACCTTTTGCCTGTACTGCTGGTCCAATATGATAGTAATGTTGAACTCTTATACCACCAGATGTTGTTGCACCACTTCCTGTTTCATTAGAAGGCATTGTTATTGTTAAAGTTGTAGTTGTTGGTACACTTGTTACCATAAATTTTTTATCATCAAAATCAGATGCACTAAAGTTTGAATTAGTTATAGCTGTAAAATTGTCTAAGAGAATAATGTCATCTTCTTGTATATTATGTGCACTAGGAAAAGTTATAGTAACAGTCGGTGATCCGTTAGTCGTGCTAAATGCACTTGTGAGCGTTGTTGTAGATTTAATAGGGTGTATATCGTAAAATACACCACCTGAATAAGCATATAAAATAGAGTTAGTTCCTATAATAGCGTATTTTCTACCTAGACTATTTACAAAATGATGAAGACCCCTTGCGGCTCCTGTTAAATCATCTGTACCTAATTGTTTCCAACCACCTATTTTTTCAGGTGTTCCGTATCTAAACCTAACATTATCACAATCTATCCACTGACCTTCAGCCGTAGTTTCTGAAATTTGTTTGTTTATACCTGGTTGAAAGCCTATCTTTTGTAGCATAATAAATCCTTGTATATCTAGATAATATTATATATTACTTAAATAAAGAATGAAAGCTACAAAAATCTATGATTAGTGAAAAAAATCTGGGGATACTGATCTAAATGTTTAAGATATATTGTCCAATTATTAATAAAAATAACAATGATTTTTTGAAAGAAAAGTTATTATTATATCAAAAAGAAAACCCCTGTTGTTCACAATTTGATAAATGTGACCACCCTAAATATCAAAGTAATTCTTTTTTACACCACAGTTTTCCTATTTTTAAAAAATCTTTAGAGTCTGTATTTAAATCTATCGAGATAGATAACATGTGGTGCTTTATCACTTTTCCTAAAAGTGAAATAAATACAAATTGGCATAATCATGGAAATGTAAAAGATAGATATAGTGCTATCTGTTATTTAAATAATACAGTAGGAACAGAATTTAAAAATGTTTCTATTGATAAACCAGATATTAATACGTGGTATATATGGAAGTCAGATATAGAGCATAGACCAATAAAAAAAAGTATTGATAATTTAAGAATAAATATAGTGGGAGATATATATTTAACATAGATGATAATTATTAATAAAAAAACTTGTTTTATACATATTCCAAAAACAGCAGGAAGATTTATATATGAAACATTTAAAGAGAGTGGATGCGAATTAGAAGGTAGCACTAGTTATGTTATGTATAAAGAAAAAGACGCTAATCATTTAACGTACCCTGAACATGATCATTATTTAAACTATATGCCTTTAAAAAAGTTTTGTGTTGTCAGAGATCCTGTAGATAGATTTTTATCTGCAATTAAATCAACTTGGTTTTTTAATGAAGAAAAAATTAATGATATGTTTAGAACACAAAGTTATTTTGATGAAACAATTAATAATTATTGTGTAAATAATTTTACTAATTGGCTTGTGCCTCAAACTAATTTTATAGACTATAAAACAAAGATATGGAGATTTGAAAATAAATTTGAAAAAGATTTTATTGAATGGGTCTTTTCTAATTTTAATATACAAATAACTAAACTAGGTAATAAATCAAAATATGTTAGTACTAACTATAATCAAATTAATTTAGATAGTAAAAAAATTAAATACATTAAAGATTATTATTACAAAGATTATAAATTATTAGATTATTAAATACTCATTACTAAATTTAAACTTAATCTACAATTACTTATTTTTGGAGCAACTCCTTTATGAAGTTTTTCACTTTTAAAAATAACAGCTTGACTTTCTTTAGAATAAATAAAATTATCTTGTACAACTGTTCCTCCATCATTTGTATGTAAATTATATACTGCAGATATAGATTTATCTGGATTATGGTCGTCTACATGAAAATTCATTTCTGATACAGGAGTATAAAAATTCCAATACAATCTATTTATATTTTTTATTTTAAATTTAGATCTTTCTTGTATTAAAGAAAATATTAAATGACCAAAAAAATTTAAAAGATTATCTGGTTTACATTCTCCGTCTTTAACATAAGTAACAATAGCTTGACCCGCATCTCTAATTGATGGGTTTGTTGAAATATCATATAAAGAATTAGAATATTTTTTATCTATGTCATTAACAAAAGACCACTGTTGCTTACCTAGATAATCTACAACTTCTTTGTTTACTTTTTGTGGGATAGGTAAATCCAAAAGTTCGTCAATCATCTTTTTTGGATTTTCCTAAATCTAATATAGTATCAGTTTGAGTTATTAAATTTTTAGTTTTTTCATCAAACCTTTCATTAAACTCCACAGACATTCTCATTAAAGCATTAGAAAAATGTCTTAAAAACTCTGGAGTAAAATATAACTTTTTGTGTTTATTAATTACTTTAATTTCTTCATCAGAAAAAATTAAATCACACGAGCCATCTTCTTGTTGATTAAATTTCACTTTTTACCTCCCCAATATTTTCTTTTATCCATGTAGTGTTCTGTATTTTTACCTTCTGCATCTACATAATGCAAAAATGTCTGAAACTGATAATCACCTTTAAACTCATCTCTCCAATGTTTTACCTCACAACCTAGGTAAATAGCGGCATCTCCTATATCTAAATTTAATTCAGTGCCATCCATAAATATAGGCCAGCGGGTTCCATCTCCATTAATATTTACTGTAACACTTATTTCACAAGATGGTCTATCAGTATGTTTTTTTAACACAGCATATTTTGTATAAGTTCTCCAAAAAGCATATGTAGGTAATAGTTTTTTATTAGTTTCTTTTTCCATTAAATCTTTTTTACTCATCATTAAAGATTCCATTGCAGGATCTCCATAAATATAAGTATCACCTAAATTACTTTGATCAAAGTCAAAACTATCTAAATTAGTTCTGTGTCTCATTTCACAATAATAAGATAGTAAATTAATTTCATCTATTGATAAAAATTTTTTAATTATCTTGTATTTAAAATCTTTTCCTATAGTGCCCATGCTACAACTGAATACCTTTCACCTTTTATTACTGGAAGAACTGAATGTGGATATAAAAAATTACTTGGCCAGATAATCATTCTATTTTTACATTTTTCTATTTTAAAATTATCTTCATATCCTGGAAATTTAAAAATTAAATCTCCTCCTTCATAATCATCATTTATTAAAAAAATACAACTATATGTTCTTGGAATAGTAGCAGCATGATCAGTGTGTATTTTATAATGACCTCCTGGAATATATTTTAAAACTTGTATATCATTAACACTAAAAGTACCTTCTATTTCTAAAACAGATTGATAGTTAGTTATGTTTTTAGTAAAAGCATTAATTAAAAGATTTGTCCAATGAACTTCTGTTAAACTTTTTACATCCATATTTTTAGGAGACCAAGTAAATGTGTTTCTTATTTTTTTATTTATAGTAGGTAAATCTTTGTTACCAACAATACCTGCATCTTCAAATTTTTCTGATTCTTTACAAATTCTTAAAAAATTTTCTAAAACATCTTCAGGAAAGATGTCGTCAAATACTTGAATGTAGTGATCTAAAGAATAATTTATTTCCATAATTTTTTTGACCAAGATATTCTTTTATAATTATTAAGAATGTATTTATAAAAATTAAAAATTTTTCTTTTCTTTTCTTTTGTTTCTTCAACACTCATTTTCCAAGAATTTCTTTTAAAAGGTATTACTTGGACATAAGGAGTGCCTCTTTTTATAGTTGTTTTTAATGATTCATATTTGTCACCATTAAAAACTATTGGAAAATTAATTTCTAAATCATATGTGTCTGTATCAACTATTCCAGGTATAATAGAAAATCTATCATCCGAATTATTCATAGGAGGTAAAAAAAGTGATGAATATCCTGGTGGTGTTTTAATTATAAAAGGATTCATTATTTTATGAAAGTTTAAATTTTTATTTTTTTCTAAATAAGGACATCCAGTAAGTTGTTTAGGAGAATGAAAATCTTGACGACCATTATAATTTAAATTAATAGAATCGTCTATATTCATCGCACTGCTTTGCATTCCAGTTCTTTTTTTTCCATCGATTTTAACATTATGTTCGACATAATAGTCAACAGGCATTTTTAAAATATAACCAGTAGTTAATGTATCTAAAAAAGGCATACAACCTTTAACAGTTTTTAATTCAACACTATGAGTTAATTTTTTATACCAATCAGGAATATTTAATTTTGCAGGTTCCGGACAAATATCTTTATCTTCAATAATAAGTTTATCGCTTAGGAACTTAATTTCTTTCTGAAACATGAAAGAATATTACTTTATTCTAAGGTATTTGTAAAGCGTGTAAGTATGATATTGAATTATCTTCGCAGTATTTTTCCCAACCTTTATTTAAAGGGTAACTAAGACTATCATAATCTAAAACGTTTAAATAGTTATAATAAGTTTGAGCTGCAGAATACAAAGATTTAGATGATGGGTTATTATCTAAAAATCCTTTTAGAAGTGTTTTAATATTTGTGTGATATGCTTGTAAGTTTTCTTTAGAATCACCTTCTGAAGAAAATCCTGTTACGTCCGTTACAGTAGCGGATCCACCAGAAACAGTTACAGTAGCAGCATTTGTTTTTATTTTTGTAAACTCTTCATCTGTAATATCTACAGCTGAGTAAAGTTCCCAAAGAACATTTTGATCATTTTTTGCTGCATCGTTTTCAGCAATTCTATAAATTTCGTTATCACTAGTATTAACTATTACATAAGCCATTATCAATCAACTCCACCGTCATCATAGAAAGTTAAACCGCCAGCGCCGCCAGCACTTCCAGCAGAATTTGAACCACTACCACCACTACCACCGGCTGACATAGATTCTCCAAAAAGATAATTTGTAGATGCAATAGTAGTTGTTGAACCAGGAGTTGAACCTGCATTACCAGGAGAAGCAGGATTACTTGGAAACCTAGGGGCTCCTGAGCCACCGTTTCCACCATTAGCAGTAAATAAATTTGTTACGCTAGTTGCACCACCAGCACCACCTGAACCGCCTACTGGATTTCCTCCATTACCAGCGTTTCCAGCAGCACCTGCTGCGTAAGCATAAGTTGTACTTCCTGAACAATCACCAGAAAAAACAGCGAACCCACCAGTACCACCTGATCCAGCTTGTGCATTGTCATGTGCTCTTCCACCACCACCTCCTCCACCTGCAAATGCGTACGCATAATATTTTGATGCATTAGCTGGTGTTGCAAGGTTTCCAGAAGCAGGACCTTTTTTACTTAATCTTGGAAAAAAACTACCATCACCTCCTGCACCACTAGATGCAGTGATAACTCTTCCAGAACTATCAATAGTTATATTTGCTGTTGTAAAACTACCTTTTGCCGGTTTAATTATTTTTACCATGTTTTATACTCCGTTATTGTTAGTCAGCCATTTCAACATAAGAAACGTGATAAGATAAATCACTTGCTGTCCCTGCTGTAACGGCTAATAAATCTGTTTCATCTAACCAAAGAGGTCCTACATCATCTAAAAAACTAAATGTTGAATCAGCTGGAACTGAAATTGTACTTGCTATTTTATAATAAGTACTTCCATTGTCATTACTTACTTCGATTGTTACATCGCATGCATTAGTACCATCTGTATTGGCTATTAAAATTGTTTGTATTTTGGCAGCGTTTTCTGCAGTAACGTCTACCATAGTTGTTCTATTTGTATCTCCAAGATTACCCATAGAATTTTTGGGTGTTATCGTTGCTACATTTACTAAGTTCGGTGTTGCCATAATTTTTTATTCTCCTTATTCTTTTTAACCGAAAACTAATGCCATTGCAATAGATTTTCCTACCGTTGATAATTGAGCTCCTCCAGCTTGAACTTGACCTGATCCATTTGGTGCAAGGTTAATATTACCATTTGCTCCATCTGTAATTGTTATTGTTCCTGAGTCTGTGCCACTATTTGTGCTTAAAACTAGGTCAGTTGCTCCACCTGTAGTTACTGTTAAAGTTCCAGCTCCGTTTGAAGTTAAAACTGCCGCTGCTCCAGAGTCTCCAACTTTTACAGTATCACCAGCTAAAACTACATCTCCAGTTCCTTTTGGAGTTAAGTTTATATCAATATTTGAATCACCACCTGTAGATGAAATAGTAGGTCCAGAACCTGTTGCTGCATTAGCTAGTGTAAATTCGTTAACTGCTGAACCTGTAGCTGTTAATAAAGCTAATTCATTTCCATTAGTATCTAAAATAGAAGTACCAATTTTAGGTGATGTTAAAGTTTTGTTTGTTAAAGTTTGTGTTCCAGTAAGTGTTACGTCTCCAGTTGCTACTTTGTATATATCTGGGTTAGTTCCATCATTTGCTGTTGCAATTAAAATTGCATCACCTTTATCAGTAGCACCAAAAGTATGTGAATCTCCTGAACCTGAAGTATATTTAAATTGTACTGTGTAAGCACCTGATGTTGAATTTCTTAAAAAATAAAATGTTTGAGTGTCTAAAGGAATTGTAACTATTTGGTTTCCAGTAATTGTACCTGTAAGTTCAATCATTCTGTGAGACATTGTAGCTCCAGTTGCACCATCAGAAACTGAAAGAGCTGTAGTTTGTGCACCACCAGCAATTGATTGTGCAGTAAACCCACCAGAAATTTGTTCAAAAATTTGTAAGTTAGTATTTGTTTTTGTTCCCCAAGTACCAGCGTTTTCACCAGTTGCTTGAAGCTCTATACCTAACGGTGTATATGTTGATGCCATAATTTTATCTCCTATGCAATGTCACTATAACTTGTATTTGATCCCGTTGCAACACTTGTATATGATGTATTTGAACCTGTGTCAATAGCTTGATACGCTTGAATAAATATATCTCCAACACTTATTGTTGAAGAAACTCCTGTTAATCCCATAACATCAGCAGGTGTTATTGATCCTAAAGAACTTGTTGCAGAAATTCCTGTTAATCCCATAACATCAGCAGGTGTTATTGAACCTACTGCAGAAGTTGCAGATATACCTGTTGGAATTATAATTGGATTTGATGAAATACTTGCTTCTCCAATATCAATTGTTGCAGAAACTCCTGTTATACCAAACGCTAAATCAGCAGGTGTTATTGAACCTACTGCAGAAGTTGCAGCTATTCCTGTTAACCCCATAACTTGATCTGAAGGGTCTAATGTTCCCACACTAGAAGTTGCAGAAAGTCCCGTTGGAGTTACAGTTACGTTTCCAATCATTGTAGCTGATCCAATACTAGCTGTTGAAGAAACTCCCGTTAATCCCATTACATCTGCAGGAGCTATTGATCCTACACTAGCTGCTGCTTGAGTTCCTA